TAATGTGGTTTTGAACAGTCAACGTGCCGCATACGATACCATAAATAATCTTGCTGCTGTAATGAGGGCAATGCCTTTTTATTCAGCAGGGGCAGTTAATATTAGCTGTGATAAACCTACAGATCCAAGCTATATCTACAATCTAAGCAATGTTTCTGAAGCTGGTTTTGCTTATTCAAGTGCTAGTAAAGACACTAAATTTACTGTTGTTAATGTTTCTTATTTTGATATGGAAACAGCCGAAATAGATTATGAGACTGTAGAAGATACAGCTTTGCAGGCAAAATATGGCATAGTAACAAAAAATTTAAGTGGCTTTGCCTGTACATCAAGAGGGCAAGCGGCAAGGCTTGGACGTTGGTTTTTATATACACAAAACAACGAAGCGGAAACAGTAACATTTACAGCATCATTAGAAAGCGGAACAATAGTCAGGGTTGGAACTGTTATAAATATTGCAGATCCAATGAGAGCAGGGGTAAGAAGAGGAGGACGTATAAAAACTGGTGTTTCTACAACACAAATTATCGTTGACGATCAAAACAACACAGATTTAGCAACAACAGGTTCAGCAACCTTATCTGTAATTTTATCTGACGGCTCTTTAGAAACCAAAACAATAAGTGATATTACAGGTGCAACTATTACTGTAGATTCTGCATTTAGTTCAGTCCCACAAACTAACAGCGTTTGGGTAATAGAAAATACATCTGTTGAACTTCAGACATTTAGAGTCGTATCTGTCACAGAGCAAGAATTATTAAATTATCAAATAGTTGCTGTTGTTCATGATCCAAATAAATATGCTTTTGTAGAAGATGGCACAACATTGCCAGCAAGAACAATTACAACTTTAACTGCACTTAAAGATGCACCAAGCAGTTTACAGGGATATGGTTCAATATAGATTTCAAAATGAAAATTTTATCTCTGAACGTATTACAAGATCTGATTTTACAATCTTTGAAACTTTAAACGGCACTTATGAAATAAGAGTCTTTAGTTATAACGCATTAGGCAAGCCAAGTACAACACCAGCAACAACTACATTTACCACTGTTGGTAAAACAGCAGTTCCAGCAGATGTTCAAAATTTAAGAATAGAACCTATATCAGATCAATTTGTACGTTTACGTTTTGATAAATCTACTGATGTTGATGTTATTCATGGTGGAAACGTAGTCATAAGAGCCTCAAACTTAACAGATGGTACTGGAACTTTTACAAATGCTGTTGATGTAATACCTGAGCTTTCTGGAAACGTCAGTGAAAGTATTGTTCCAAATATTGTAGAGGGCGAATATATTTTAAAGTTCAGAGATGATGGTGGGCGTTTAAGTGCTGGTGAAACTTCAGTTTTAGTTACAAGCCCAGATCCTCTTCCTAAGTTAACAGTTTTTACAGATAGAGAGGATACAGATTCACCTCCTTTCGGTGGTGCAAAAGTAGATTGTTTTTTTAGTGATGAAGTTAATGGTCTTGTACTTGGATCACTAGAAACTTTAGATGATGTAACAGATTTTGATGCAATTGCAGACTTTGATTTTTTAGGTGCTGTTGATATTACAGGCGGTTCTTATGAATTTGCAAATACTTTGGATTTAGGTGGGAAACAACCTTTAAGACTAAGAAGGCATTTTGTTACACAGGGTTTTTACCCTAATGATTTAATTGATAAAAGATCAGCAAATATTGATACTTGGACAGACTTCGATGGTGCTACTGCTTTTGATGTTGGGGCAAAGCTGCTAGTTGCCACAAGTGACATTGACCCTGACACCTCGGTTTCAGCAACCTATGGGCAAAGTGGTACGACAATAACAATTACAAAGACTTCACATGGTTATTCAGTAGGTGATTTTGTTGTGATTGACTTCACCGCTGGAAGTGCTACCGATGGTAATTATGAAATAGTTACTGTTCCTAGTTCAAGCACATTTACAGTTACTTCAGCAACAAGTGCAACCATATCAAGCGGAACAGCTTGTACATATGGAGCTAATTTTTCAAGATTTAATCCTTTTGTAAATGGAACTTATGTCGGGCGTGGTTTCAAATTTAGATGTGAAATGGATTCGGACGACCCTGCACAATCAATTGAAATTGACCAGTTAGGATATACAGCAGAATTAGAAAGAAGAACAGAACAAAGATCAAATATTTCCTCTGGTACTTCTGGCTCTGGTCTTGATATTACTTTTGATCAGACATTCTTTACAGGTCAGGCTGGTACAAGTGTCGGGGCTGGTACTCAATTACCTAGTATTGGTATTACTGCTAATGATTTATCAGCTAATGAAAGATTTGAACTTACAAGTATTACTGGAAGTGGTTTTAATATAAAGTTTCTTAATGCTGGAAATGCTGTACAGGATAAAACATTTAGTTATACTGCCGTAGGTTTTGGGCGTGGTAGTTAATTTTAAAGTAAGATATACTTAAATAAAAGTTGGATTAAGTAATGGCTCAACATGATTATGTTATAGATAACTCCACAGGGGCTAACGTTAGGGCTGATTTAAATAACGCATTACTTGCAATTTCAAGTAATAATTCTGGATCATCAGCACCATCTACAAATTACGCTAGTCAATTTTTTGCTAATACTTCAACAAGTTTTATGCAGTTAAGGAATACTGCTAATAATGCTCATATAAATTTATTTAGTCTTGCTGGTGCGCCAGCTTTCCCTTTAGATGGAACAATTAACAGTATAAATATAGGTAAAGGAGCAAACTCTGTTGCTGGTAACACTGTTCTTGGAGAAAGTGCTTTAGATGCTTCTGTCTCTGGTGGAAATAATACTGCTATTGGTAAAGAAGCTTTAACAGTATTAACTTCTGGTCAGGAAAACGTAGCTTTGGGTGCATTTACTGCTGATGCACTGACTACAGGATCTTTTAACACTGCTCTTGGATCAAGGGCATTAGGTTTGACAGTAGGAGGAAGTAATAATGTTGCAGTAGGTAGATCAGCCTTAACAAATAATACTAATGGAGGCAATAATGTAGCGGTGGGTTACGAGGCTCTTGTCGCTAATACAACGGCTGATAATAACACTGGAATAGGACATAGTGCTTTAGCAGCAAACACAACTGGAACTCAAAACGTAGCTATAGGAACTAATTCTTTAGATGCAAACACAAGTGCAAGTTTCAATACAGGTATAGGTTTTAATTCTTTAACAGAAAACACTGATAACAATACAGGCGTTGGGTATCTAGCTCTTAAAGACAACACAACTGGAGCTAACAACGTAGCTATAGGTGTAGCAGCCTTAGATGCTAATACAACAGGAAATGATAACACATCAGTAGGGACGACTTCTTTAAGTGCAAACACAACTGGATCTAACAATGTAGCATTAGGACATGAATCTTTAGCCGCAAATACTACAGCATCTAATATCACAGCAGTCGGCAAATCTGCATTAGCAGCAAACACAACTGGATCCTCAAACTCAGCATTAGGAGCAAATGCTTTAGATGCTAATAGTACTGGGGGTAGTAATACTGCTATAGGTAGTGGTGCTTTAAGTGCAAATACTACATCTTCAAATAATACTGCTGTGGGTCAAGGTGCTTGTTCAGACAACACAACTGGAACACAAAATACTGCCGTGGGAACAAGAGCTTTAGAAGATAATACTACTTCTAATGATAATACAGCAGTAGGATATGTTTCACTATTAGTAAATACTGGTGCTAGTAATACAGGTGTAGGATCTTTTACTTTAGTAAATAATACATCTGGTGCAAATAATACAGCAGTAGGTAAGTCAGCTTTAGGAGCAAACACAACTGGAGCATCTAACGTAGCGGTAGGAAAAGAAACTTTAGATGCAAACACTACAGGAAGTTTTAATATTGCTGTAGGTAATAGTGGATTAGGAGACAACACAACAGGAGATAGTAATACTTCTGTTGGACAAGGTGCATTAGCTGCAAATACAACTGCAAATAGCAACACCGCAGTTGGAAGAAATGCTTTATTAACAAACACAACTGGAACAGTTAACACGGCTGTTGGTGGAAGTTCTTTGGCAAGTAATACTACAGCAAGTAATAATGTTGCTGTAGGATATCAAGCTCTTGCAAATAACACAACTGGAGGTTCTAACTGTGCAGTCGGTAGATTAGCTTTAGGGTCAAATCAAACAGCAAGTAACAATACTGCAATGGGTCATAATGCACTGTACCTAAACACAACTGGTACACAGAATACGGCTATGGGGTCTTTAGCTTTAGATAATGTTACAACAGCAAGTAACAACACTGCTTTTGGTTATGCAGCCTTATCAACAGCGGGTAATGGTGGAGGTTCTGGGGGTAATACAGCAGTTGGGTCACAAGCTGGAGTAGACGTAACCACTGGAATATTTAATGTAATTATGGGAAGCTTTGCAGGTTTTGATTTAACGACAGGCTCTAGAAATACATTTATTGGAACTAGTGCTGGTGCAAACGTAACCACTGCAAATGAAAATGTTGCTATTGGAGATAATTGTTTGGTAAATGTTACTACACAAACTGCCAACGTAGCCATAGGACATGATTGTTTAGAAAATTGTACTGATAGTTCTAATACTGCTGTTGGTCATGAGGCATTAAAAAGTAACACCACTGGTACTGTTAATACTGGGGTGGGTAGACAAGTAATGTTAAATGTTACCACTGGTGATGCGAATACTGCTATTGGAGAAAATGCTGGTAGTACTTGCACTACAGGTAGTCATAATACTTTTGTTGGTAGAGATTCAGGAGGTTCAGGAGTAGGTAATGTTCAAACTAGCAGTCATAATGTGTGTATTGGTGATAATAATGTCACAAATGCTTTTATAAAAGTTAGTTTTACAACAGGTTCAGATAAAAGAGATAAAACAGATATTACTGATTTTACTTACGGATTATCATGGATAAATAAATTAAATCCAGTTACTTATCGTTGGGATAATAGAAGTAATTATGATAATGGTATTCCAGACGGAAGCAAAAAAGCACCAAGACTAAATATAGGATTAATAGCACAAGATGAACTTGAAGTTGAAAAAGAACATGGATTTGGAGATACTTCAGATAATATGCTTGTTACTCACATAGATGATGGTGGTAATTATGGTATGCAATACGAAAAATTAGTTCCTATTCTGGTCAATGCAATAAAAGAACTATCAACAAAAGTCACAGCCCTCGAAGCAGGGTAAACTGTAAACAACTAAGTTTTTATTATGGAAGAAAAAACCGCAGATGAAATCGCAGCAATCTACTCTGCTGCTGGTGATAGCGTAACTGTAATCAATGCAGATGCTAACTTTGCTGCATACGGTACAAGAACAGGATCTTCTGATACTGAAACAGAATGGAAAGCAATGATTCAAAGAAATACTGAACATCTTGAAATTATCAAGGCTTACAAAAAGAATGATGGAACGACTTCTATCTGGGGATCTGAATCTTTTACAGCTATAGATGCTGCAATCGTTACAGGTAAAAAAGTTTACGAATAAATGAATTTACAAGAAAAATTACAGCAATTAGCTGTTGAAAGAGAGCAGCTTGTTGTTGCTCTACACGAGCTAACTGGTGCGATGAAGATTCTTCAGCAACAGATAGAAGATGAAAACAAAGAGGACGAACCAGAAACATCAACACCCGAAAGTTGAATTTAATTTGAAATCGTTTAGGATATATTTTTAATTTTTAAAAAATGATCAAAAGAGTATTAACAATAGCTGCTGCTTCAGCACTATCAACACCTGCATTTGCTG